GATTGGAACAGTAGATACTTAGCCCTAGTAGTCTTGACATCGACCCTCAAGCCCTGATATTCAAAATCCCAACCTGGATCACCTCCCAAATAATTTTCGGTATTTACGGGAATGTCTAGGTATTTGCTGACTGCCCACTCGCCCGTTAATCCTTCCCTGGCTGTGCCGTAATTATCTCGCTTCTTATCAACCCGTTTGTAGTTGACTAAGCCCTGATCTTGCTTGTACTTGCAACGATCTGCGGCTGCCCAAGCAATCTCATAGGTATCTAAACCAGTCAAGAAGTAGATCATGTTCTAGCAATAATCCAGTTAATCAAAAAGGCAAGCAGAATCACTATAAAAATGATAAGTAGCTTGCAAACGGTGTCCATCCAGCTATCGTCTTTTTCATTAAAGTCCATTGCTTGACCCAACATGGCGCTTTGGATCAGCTCGGAATCTTCATCCATGTAGTTTGGCTTCGGTGGTACATACTTGCTGCCAATCTTGACCTTGCCTGTATTGTATGGAACTGGTTTCATGGTATCTCCTTGTTAGTGCCAGCTTGCTCAAAGAGATGGCTGGCGCACCTTACCTAACTATCCTTGCGGATTCTCCTCTGAGCTAGAGGGGATTACTTCAATCATTACTTGGCAGCCACCGCCTTTAATCGGCTTGCCACGCTCGATCAGTAGCTTTTGCACCTGGACATCCGAACTGAAAACGCCCGCACTCTCTAAGCTATCTAAAATTGCTTTGGCGCAGTTATCAATATCCATCAACTTCTTATTGCGTGGTTGCAAAATAATGTGAACCATGAGTGACTGTGAACCCAATTTTGGAACTCTCCCTTGTAAACACGCTACCATTACTTCTTGCCTAAATAGCTGACCCCGCTTACTAATAAACCTACGATGCCCACTCGCTATCCAATAGTTATTAATGGATGGCGGGTAGGGCAAGTCCAGCTTAATCAGAATGGTACTTCACCGTCATTGGCATTGGTTTCTCTGGGGTACTGCTGGGGGTTTTGTGGCTTCCAAGTATCCTCAGACAAGCTAATTAACTGCCCTTTGGGGGTGTTCTTAGTCCAGCCAGCAATCTTGAGTGTTTGACCCGCTTTGTAGTCCTCAGAAAGCAAGAGTGTACCCTTCCAATCGGGTGCTTTCTCATGCTTCTTATCAGCGTTACCAAACAATACGCCTTTGCCCATCTGGGCGATATGTCCATTACTCATCAATCTCTCCTTATTTCAGCTATTTTGGTTAAAAACTTGGATGTTTGCGTACCGCTAAATGTCTTTGTAAAGGCATCATTAGCAGCTCGCAATTGGTTGTACTTCTTGGTTTTCTCTTTATCGTCATATTTGCTTGAGTTCTGAATACGAGCAAAGATGTCTAAAAACCCCTCAATCCAATCCTCTAGGGATAGGTAGGTTGCATAGGGTTCTTCTTGACCTGGAACATACAGATGGAGTTTATGGACATGGGCAGCAAAGTTACCCTTGACCATGGGTGGTGCTACTTCCCCGCTATCTTCGTCAATGGTAAGCTCATTGCTTTTAATCTCTGAGAGGTTGACAGCCTTTCCCATGTCTTTGGGTTCGAAATCAGCCACTTCTTCAGGGCTGTAGAACCCTGTAACTGATCCAGGAAAGACGCTTCGTATACCTTCTGAAATGCACCTGGATCGTAGCATTGCCCTTGGGAACTTTTGCCAGCCTGAGCCTGGTTTGACCAGCCCGATCTTGCTTGCTTGTTCGATTGTCCAGGTAACGGCAAGCTCTCCACCGTTGGGGTGACTAAATACGCCTGTAACTTGTTCATCTGTGTAATCCTTCCATTGAACTTTACCGCCCGCATTTTGAAACCTTGCTAGCATCGCATCGGCTTTTAATGCTGGTCTGCCTTGAATGATATGAAAATCCCGTGCTGCTGTGGCGGGGTGCATACCTTCTGCTTGTGCTACTGCCATTAGCGCTAGTACGCTATTGGTGTCCTTCATCCCGAATAAACCGCTTTTGGCGATTGCTTCTGCCATCTGCGACATATCGGTAAAACTCACAATATTGCTCATCTTATCCCCTTTCATTAGGTGTCTTTACTTCACTAAAAATCTACGACTGCCAGGCTGCTCAATCACAAACTGCTCGTAAATATCGGGCATGGCTTGTTTAAAGAGATCACTTGAGAAGCGCTTACTGCTCTTACTACTGCGCCAGGTTACTAAGGTATCTCCTGAGATGGATACGATCTCACCCTTATCTCCCATGGTGTTGCGGATTGCTACCTCTAAGGCTTCACTCTGATCCTCTAGTGCTTTGATATTAGCCTTGTACTGCTTGAGCTGGGCGACTGCTACCTCTACATTTTGCGTAGCCACAATTGTTTCATCGGTGCTATTTGGATATACCAGCTTGGTTTGCTCGATGGTTTCTGCGGGTGGTAAGGTATCGGTCTTGCAATACGCCCATAACTTCGCCATACGCTGTACTAGGTCATCTTTCATAACTTCGGTGATGTCAAACTCAATGGTTACAAATTCGTTTCCACCAAATAGAACAGCCAAAAATATACGATTGATATTATGACAAGCAGATTCGTGTATGAGCTGGGCAAGGTCAGCATCAGGAATCCGATTAGCATCGGCATCAAACTTATTACGAACTCCAGCGTTATAGTTTTTAGCTTCAACAAGCACAGTACCATCTGCGCTAATGAAATCAAAATGAGAACGCATCCAATCGTGTTTTGTGTGAGTGAGAGCATAGTCCGCTTCCTTTAACTCTATCTTGTGTTTGTCTTGAAACAAGCGCCCAATGACAGGCTGCATGATATGACCCATCTGTACCGCTTCCACATCGGACAGGTCTGGCGCTTCTCGTTTACCTTGCTTGGTGAGTATGACATCCACCGCACGACCATTGGCAGCCATGCGGGAATCACCACTCCACCAGGCGCTATTGCGTACCTCTGGCGCAAAGTCTGTTTGAGCATTAGCCATTTTGATAATCCCTCATTAAACTAAATTTATATTTAAACTTATCCATCAAATCAAGAATTACTTTGTTTTTATCAGCGTGTTCATGCGTTGAAGCACATAAAATCAACTGACCATGAATAAAATTAATAATTTCATCTTCTGTCATTGTTATCATCATGCACCCCTAGTAATGATGTTGAGTAGTGCAATTAGATGATTAACTTGCTTGCGATAGAAGTCCACTTGCTTGCGTAGCTCTGCTATCTCATCTAACCCTTGCTGGACTGCTTCATCCTGGCGCTCGACTAATCCTTCAAGCGCTGTAATGCGCTTTTGTAGGGTGTTGCTTGTGTTGGTGCTACCTTTGGTTCGTGCCATGGTTTATCTCCCAAATGGAATTGTGGATAGTTCATCAAGTGCTTCGTGGTCTACTTCTTCAAACCACTTGGCATCCATACCGCATCGTTCTTCATTCATCCGATAGGTGTATGCAAATGAATACATTGGGTTACCGTTAACAGGGTTGACTTGGGGTAATAATGAACACTCATCACCTGAGCGTAGGTGCATACAGCTAGTGCATAGTTTCATACATATTGTCCTCATAGTTAGGTTATCTGATTAGTACTACAAGCGTAGATTACACCATGAACAATTCTAATGCAACTATTATTTTAATCATTGGTGTTGTATAAAGCATACATAGATACTTATATACTTCTATATATATATATACGAATAGACTATTTTTCGTAAAATATATTTCGTAGTTATACGAGTTATACGCCTATACTACCTCTATGATAGAACTTCGTAGAATAGACATAGTAGTTCTAATAGACATAGAGGTAGTATATACATCGGAGTTATACATCGTCTAGACACATCTATGTATGGGGTTCTTGGGGTATCGTTGGGGTTCACGATCTCCAGGGCTTGACGGATGAGGTCCAGAATGACCCAGGCGCATGAGGTAGCGAAAAAAGAGAGCCAATCAGGTCGATAAAGCGCACACACGCCCGAGGGAACAATCAGGTGCTTTTGAGAAGATCAAAACCACGGCTACCGCTAGTCTTGGTCAAAGTCCAGCAGCTCGATTGAAAATGGGAAATGGTTTCATGACAAGCATTTTTTTAAAACCGATTTAAACGGGTTTTAAGGCAAAAAAAAGGGCAGCTATAAGCTACCCTATAAACTAAGCGAGAAAAGCGCTTAAAACAGCATTAAAAACGATAATAGAACTATCCAGGATAGTATCAGGATCACTTTATCTAGAAAACTGTCATTATAGTTAATCATTTAATATAATCTCCCTGGTTTAACAGTAGAAAGCCAGGCGTTAAAACTAAGCGCCTGGATGCCTTGTTTAGCTGCCCAATAACAGTAAGCGCTATATTTTGCCCTGGCGCTCATTCTGATAGCTCAACGGTTTTAAACATTGATCTAAATTCAATAGGTACATAAACGATTTGCCCGTTTTCATCCCTGTATTCGTTTAAATCAAGATCTAGCGCTTTACCGTCAATGGTTATATGCTCAAAACGATCTAAGCAATTTTGAATAAAATCGTAAGTATCTGACATTT